CGCTGTCTTCTGGGCAGGAAGACCTGACGCGCGAAAAGGTCGAATTCACCGCGGTTGTTCGAACTGGTGACCGCGAGACAGAAACGATGAACTTTGGTCGTGGGAATAACGCACGGTCTGGAATTGCGGCTGCAGGTGGGCACCTGCGCATTGACCGTTCGGTTCATCCCGACATCGACGTGCGCAAGGGTGACAAGTTCGTGGCGTTGGACCGCGCGGGCGAACCGGCATTTGAAGTTTTGACGGTCGATGACCGGTCGCACTTGCGACTGATTTGCGAATTAGGGGATGCCTGATGTCACTGACGATGATGGCCTTGCGGATTGCAGCTGTGGAAGCTCTGAAGGCTGGTGGCACCATGGTGGGCACCAATGTTTTGGACAGCCAAATTTCAGCCATCGACCAGACTGTGGATGGTGACCTGAAGACGGACCAGAAGCGGCCCTTTATCGCGGTCTATTCCGACAACAGCAAAGCAGACAATTTGGGCGATACCGGATTGCGTGCGAACGGTCGGGTCGAACTGACATTCAATTGCGGTGTCTCCCTGACGATGGGTGAGTTGAACAAAGATACGGGCGTCACAGAAGTCATCGAAGGTTTGCCATCTACTGATGCGCAATTCGAAGCCATTCTGGACATCCTTGGATGCCAGATTTGTCGCGTTCTGACAGATGCATCCAACCCTTGGGCACAGGTCTTTGGGAATCTGGGGGTGTTGGTTTCCAAGGCGCAGGTCCGGTCAAGCAGCGCTGCTGAAAATGTGCGCTTGGCCTGTGGTCAAGTGAAGGTGACGGTGGATGCCTACGCTGACCCACCGCTTGGTCAGGTGTTTGCGGATGGTAGCCAGTGGCCAACCTTGTTGGCGTTGATGGAGCAACATCAGGTCAAGCAGCTTGGACTGTTTCAACTGATGTTGGGTCAACCTGATGCTGCTGAGTATCCCGATTACGAAGCCTTGACCGGCATGACCACGCGCGATGCGGCTTCATTACGTTTGTATTCCTTCGACGGCGTTCCTGCTGCGTCCAAGATTGCAGACCCTGCCTCATTGGTGGACCGTAGCTGATGGGGTTGCCTGAACAAATGGATGACATGCGCCGCCGGTTGGCTGCGCTGGAAAGACGCTTGGGGTCACAAGGTCGCACAGGTGTGGTCACGGAAGTTGATGCCGCAAATGGGCTTGCCCGCGTCCAACTGACTGAAGGTGATGTGCCAATGTTGACCGGTTGGATTCCTTGGGTCGAACCTGCTGCTGGCGCGAACAAAACCCACAACCCGCCATCAGTTGGCCAGCAGGTAGAGATAAAGTCTGAAAGCGGTGACCTGCATGACGCAACCATTCAGGGCAGTCTGAATTCAGCTTCCAATGGTAGGCCATCAGGTGCAGGTGATGAATTCGTGCTGCTTTCAGTTGGCGCTGCATCCATCAAAGCTACGGGCGGTGGTTCTGCCATCGTCATTTCAATTGGTGGCTATTCCCTGACGCTATCAGCTGCAGGGGCGGTCAATACCGGCGGCGCGCTGTCTCACAACGGAAAGAACATTGGCGACACGCACAACCACAAAGGCGTGACGGCAGGACCATCAAACACTGGAACACCAAACTGAAGGGAAAGACGATGACTGCATCGAAAGACTATGAAGTTACCGAAGAACGTTTCATCGGGGGGCAGCACCGCAAAGTCGGTGAGCCGGTCCAGATGACTGAGCGTGCCGCCAAATATTACGTCACACCGTATGGCACCGGCTTGAAGCTTGCTGCCCCGCTGCGTGTGCAGACCGCGACACAGGCAGAAACCAAACCTGCTGACAAAGTGGCCAAAGCAGAGGGCTGAACCCACATGGATTTGAACCACCACACGGGGGCAACGGTCGATGGTTGGATGCATGTTGTCCAAAGCATCGAAACCATTCTGGTGACACGTCTAAACACGCGCGTGTTTATGCGCCAGTTCGGTTCAGATGTCCCTGTGATGGTGGACATGCCCATGAATGATCCCAACATCATGGCCCTTTATGTATCGGTTGCTGAAGCAATTGACCGTTGGGAGCCCCGTTTTGAACTAACCGATGTGACCCTTTCGGCTGACGCTGATGGGGTCATGTCGCTGCAGATGAAGGGCAATCATATGCCTAACGCGCATTTGGGTGACGCCACGATTGTAAATGACGAAACGCAAGTCATCCGGGTGCAAGGAACCCGCGTGGATAATTGGAGCCTTGTCGCATGAGCCGCTTTGCAGCCCTAGACCTTTCGACCTTGCCTGACTCGTCTTCAGTCGCGGTATTGGATTTCGATGCCATTTTGGAAGCGCGTCTGCAGGAGTTGGAAGCGCAGCTGTCAAAGGTGTTCGAAGCGCCCAAAGTTGCTGAAGTGATGGCATTGGCCCGCAATATCGCGGCCAGCCCGATGCGCTACCTTAATGAAGCCGCTGCAGCCCGAGAACTGTATTTGTCGAACCAAATCAATGCCGCCATTCGGTCGGTTTTTCTTTCAACAGCGCGCGGCACTGACCTTGAGCAAATTGGTGCAAATCGCGGCGTAGTTCGCAAAGTGCTGGATGATGCAGGCCCAAACGCCACCATTCTGGAAAATGATGAAGCATTCCGTGCCCGCATCCAGTTAGTCATGGAATCCTATTCGCCGCACGGAACTGAAGGCTCATACGTCTATTGGGCGCTGGACGCTGACGACCGGGTTGTGGATGTTGCGGTTTATGGCCCAAACCACGGGCTGGACCCTGCCATTCCTGCTGCCGAACCAAAAATGGTTGTGCTGTCATCCGAAGGTGATGGCACGGCTGATGCCGCGCTGCTGGAAGCGGTGTTTGACAACTGCATGGCCGATACGCGCCGTCCGGTGGCTGACAAGCTGACGGTCATTTCTGCCACGCCTGTGCCTTATCAAATTCAAGCAGTGCTTCATGTTACATCAGCGGCGTCCGCTGGTGCTGTTCTGGCAGCGGCCCAAGTCACAGCTGATGCCTTTATCAGCAACCGCCTGCGCATCGGTCGCAAGCTTTACCGCACCTCGCTGGCCGCTGCTTTGAGTGTTCCGGGCGTTGTTGATGTGGTCATCACGCATCCGGCTGCAGACTTGGATATTGGACCCTTCGAAGCGCCTTATTGCACGGCAATCAATTTGACGGCTGAAGCTGTGTCAGGTGGGTGGCGTGATGTTTGATCGAACGCAAAGCATGCTGCCTAAGACTGCCACGGACTTGGCCCGTGCATTGGACATTCTGGAAGAACGGCTGTTCATGCTGCCGGTCGCGATGATTTCCAAGGACCCCATGACGGTTTCTGAAGCCTTGCTGGATCATCTGGCATGGGAGAATTCAGTGGATGTTTGGGATGTCGATTGGCCGGAAGACATCAAGCGCAGCGTGGTCGCGATGTCCGCAGAAGTTCATCGGTTCAAAGGCACGCCATATGCCATCAAGCGCGCGCTGGATGCCTTGGGTGTGCGGACGGAACTGGTGGAATGGTGGCAGGCTGCACCAGAAGCGGCACGGGGCACATTCGATGTCACAGCCTATGCCGGTCGGGCACTGTATTCCGATGAAGAAGTGTTCATCAACCAAAAGTTGGTGCGTTCCATCATTGCCGTGATTGAGCGTGTAGCACCCGTGTCACGCGGCTTCACTGTCGCGGTGGGTGCGAAGCTGCGCCTGCAGCCTGTGGGCATGGCAGCAAACGCATCAGCCATCGGCTTCGCGCGGTTTCGGATGAATGTTATCCAGCAGACGCCACGCTTGCCGTTGAAATCGACCCCGGCGGGTCATGCATCAGCGATTTCCGTAACGCGCGGACGCATCGCCTAAAAATCAGAGGAAGCCAATGTCAGAAACATTCACCCCGGTCATCACCGAGGCGGGTTTTGCTGCCGCGCTTGCTGCCAAGTCTGGCGGCTTTGCGGTGGACATCACGCACGTCGCAGTCGGTAGTTCAGGCTATGTCGTGCCGACGAACGGTAACGGTAAAGCGACGCAAACAGCCCTATTTGGCGAACGGCAGCGCGTGGAAATTCAGGATGCGCGCGAAGTTGGAAATGGACAGACTGACATATCATTCGTGGTCGAAGGCGCGGGTGATTATTTCATCAAGGAAGTCGGTTTCTTTCTGGATGACGGCACTTTGTTCGCCATCGCATCGCATCCCACGCAGGGCTTGATTTGGAAGTCTTCGATTTCCCGTGCGGCCATTGCATTGGAATTGGTTCTGGAAGCGGTTGATCCATCTAGCATCAACGTTGTGTCGGCAGGTCCACCGCTTCAGCTTTTGTTCACAAAAGAAATCGCGATCCTTTCCACGATTGCAGCGCGCAACGCGCTTGAAAACATGCGGTTGGCCGACCGCATCCATGACATCACAGGAGAGTTTTAATGTCAGAAACAACGTATGAAGCGCAGGTTCGCCAAATTGCGGCATTTGATCAACTGCTGGCGTATTTCCAAGATCAAAAACCCCGCTGGGATGCGGACGTGCAGGCTGCCCAATCTCAATATAGCGCGCTAGTCTCAGATCTTGGCGCGGAGGTGAACCGCCGCATGACTTACGCGGGCACCATCGACCCCGATATCGCTGAACCTACGCGTCGGGATGGAGGCACCTTCAATACAATCGGAGACGCGGTTGATCTAGCGCCGAGCGGTTCGCTGGTTCTTTTGTATCTGGCGTCTGACAAAACGCACGATATGGACCGGAATGTTAGCATTGGTAATAAAGACATTATCATTGCGAGAAACAATGATTTGAGCCGACCACAAGTCAATATGAATGCTTATGCGGACGCGACCCATAACGCATTTTTCACTTTCGCTTCATCTGAAAATGGCTCACTCCAGTTCAGATATTGCGATATCAACCTGCCAATAGACAAGGTGAACGAAGCCTTGCCGTGGAATGGTTCTTCGTGCGTTTTGCTGCGCTATAACATCGCGCGCACATCAGTCCTTTCTCTTTATGAAACCAATGTGACAGGGGCCAACGACCACGGCTTAATGACCTGCAATGGTGCGGCAACAAACATCCTAAATATGTATAAGACGGTATTGGATGGTCAAATCATCGCAATGAAAAGCTTTCAATCCGGTGCCGCCATTATTTCAAAGCAAGTCACAACGCTTTCGAATGGGGCGTTGATGAC